CCGAGTTTCCGTCTACCGGCATCGTCCTTAACCCGATCGACTGGGCAGCCATCGAACTGCTCAAGGACAGCGAGAACCGCTACATCATTGGCAAACCGCAAGAAGGCACCTCGCCGCGCTTGTGGAACCTGCCAGTTGTCGAGACTCAGGCCATCCTGCAGGACCAGTTCCTGTGCGGCGCCTTCAATCTTGCAGCGCAAATCTTCGACCGCATGGGCATCGAAGTACTGATCTCCACCGAAAACGACAAGGACTTCGAAAACAACATGGTCACCATCCGCGCTGAAGAGCGACTGGCCTTCGCGGTATATCGCCCTGAAGCCTTCGTCACCGGCCCACTGACCAAAGCGCCTTAACCCGACCTCAGCAAGCGGCTCGACGGCCGCTTGCCTTTCACGGAGCAATGATCATGGCCCGTACATCCCCCGCACCCGCCACAGAAACCCCTGATACCGCAAAAGAATCACCCGTCGCTCCCGAGTCGGCAACGGCGCCAGATCTGGGCAAGCCTAAACCCTCAACCGGGAACGAATTACCGCAATCCCCTGTGCTGCCCCACTCACCTGCTGAGCCTGAACCAACTTCGGCGCCGCAAGCCAAGCAGGAACCGCTCGATCAAAGCGGCATGCTCACCCTCTATCCACTGCGCAGCTACCTGGATGGCAAAGACATCAAGCGTGCAGGCGGCGAGGGTTACCAATCGTCCAAACACGACGCCGCGCTACTGATCGCCAAAGGCCTCGCCACGCTGACTGATCCAAGAGGCTGACATGACCGTCATCGATATCGACGTGGCCATGCAGCACCTGCGTGCTGAATGTGAGGATAAGAGCTATGTGACCCTTGTCCTTGAAGCCGCCGAGGACAACGCTATGCAATTTCTAAATCGATTCTTTTATGCCGACACTGATTCTATGGCAGCCGCTGTGTTAGACGGCTCAGCGGGGGGAGCCCCGATGTTGATCAATCCTTCTGTGCGGGCTGCATGTTTGCTGATTGCGGGCATGCTTTACAACTCACGTGAAGACGCGGTGACTGGTACGACGGTGAGCGAGTTACCTCAGGGGTCTCGTTCTTTATTGATGCCGTATCGCGTCGGGCTAGGTGTTTGATGAGAGCGGGAGACTTGCGACACCGTTGCACGCTTCTCAGCTATGCCGAAATAAAAGATGAGCTGGGTCAGCCTTCTAAAGAATGGATCGACCTCGGCAAGCTTTGGGCAGAAATCAATATTCCTTCGGGCCGGATGTACATGGCTGCTTCGCAAATGCAGGCTCAGGTCAGTGCTGAAATCAATATTCGGTACCGAAAAGATGTGAGGGCAGGGCAGCGCCTGAGACACCACGCAACGCTTTACGAAATCATCGCGCCGCTGCCGAGCAATCAGCGGGACATGCTCAAGCTTATGTGCAAAACGGTGACCCTCAATGAGTAATGGCTCAGTCAATATCCTCGGATTAGGCGAGTTGCAAGCCGACTTTGAGCGCTTAACCCGAGCTACGGGCAACAAAGTTGTGCGTGATGCAGTTATGGCCGGTGCGCGCATCGCTCGCGATAAGGCCAGAGCAGCGGCCCCGGTACGCACCGGTAAGCTTAAGAAAAACATCACTGTCACCCGATTAAAGCAAGCTGACACCCCTGGAGGCGCAACAGCTGGCTTGCGCGTGAAGCGCCCGGCGGGGAAAACAGTACGCGCCATAAAAGGTCGAGGGAAAAAGAAACGCACCCGTAAAACGGATTACCAATCCCCTTATTACTGGCGCTTCATTGAGTTTGGCACTTCAAAAATGCCAGCCGCTCCTTTCATGCGCCCTTCATGGGACAGCAGCCTGCCGCAAATCGAAAAAGCCGTCACCGACAAGCTGGCCGAAGGCATCGACAGCGCCATTACCGGGTAACCCATGATGGAGAAATCACTTATCGACAGGCTCTCGCCTCTGGTCGAGGGGCGCGTTTACTTCGGCGTTGCCCCCGAGGGGGCTGCGTTGCCGCGCTTGATCCTGCAAGTGGTCAGTGAAGGCGCCGGTTTTACCCTGAACGGATGGGACGGTTCCAGCGGCCTGAGCATTCAGGTGGACGCCTGGGGGGTCAGCTATCTCAAAGCCCTGACTCTGGCCCGGCAAGCCTTTACCGCCATGACCCATGACGGTGACGACTTCACCACAGGCAGCGCGGACCGGCTGCCGGACGCCTTTGAAAGCGACACCAAACTCTACAGCGTGAGCTGGGAATACACCCTGCAACCTTGATAGGAGGCCACATGGCCGCTCAAACCCCCACCAAAGCAAAGTTTGTTAAAACGCAGGGCACGAAGCTTAAAGTTTCGAAGCTCACCACCATCAATCCAAAAGACCCCGACCTGGAGTGGGCAGACCTTTCCGTCACCATCAAACAGCCGCAGTTCCAAGGCGGCCAGTCTGACGAGATTGAAACCACCACCTTGGCCAGCGAAGCCAAGGAATTCACCACCGGCCTGGCCGATAACGGCACATTCAGCATGGCCGGCAACTGGAAGGCCGACGACGAGGCGCAAACTGTGCTGCGTACCGCTCGTGACGATGGCGAGCCCCGAGCTTTTCAAACGGTGTTCAAAGATGGCACCGCCTCGGACTTCTTGGGTTTGGTCACCCAGTTCACGTGGGATGCTGCACCCAACGGCACCGTAAACGGCACGTTCAACGTGCGAATCACGGGCTCCGTATCTTTTGACATGCCGGTGACGCCGTAATGGCCCGCGTTAAAGCCGCAGCGGGCGGCATCCGTGCCTTTGCACTCGATCCGTTACGCAACTTCAAGCATCAGACCATCGCAGTTGAAGAGTGGGGTGGCGCAGAGGTAACAGTCCGCGCCCTCAGCGCGGGCGATTGGGTTGAATACCGGCGCCGAGCTGCTGAGCTGGTGTCTGCCGCCCGTGTCGATGCAGGATTGAGCGCTCGCGCCGCAGAAGTGGCCGAGGGCGAAGACGCCTCGCCAGAGCCACAGGTAGAGATCAACCCCAATGAGCTGTATGCCTTTGTGTTGGTCCGCACCTTGTTCGATGAAGCCCAGCAACGCGTGTTCACTGACAATGACATTGATGAGGTGGTCGAGGCGTTTAGCCCAGTGCATGACCGCCTTTCAGCCAAGGCTTTTGAGCTGAGTGGCGTTGGCGTAACGGCTGATGACCCCGACCCGGTGGACGCAGCGGGAAACGACTGACGGAGGAACCAGCGCTGGCTTTCATGCTTGCGCTGGCCCTCCGCCTGGGCATGACCTTGCACGACCTGCGTGAACGCATGAGTGCCGAAGAATTATTGCTGTGGATGGCTTATGACAGACAGTCGCCGATTGGAGATATTCGCGGGGATATTCAGGCATCTATCGTTGCCGCATCGACGCTCCAGGCGCAGGGCGCCAAAGTAACAACTTCGGACCTGATGCCGAAATGGGCGCCTGAAAAAGTGCAGCCGGTGGATGAAGAGCAGGAAGCGGCAGAAGGGGAGGCCTCATTTATCGCCTACCTGAAAGGTATGAGCGCTGGTTGAAAACCCTTAGGGTTCGAGGTTGTCCGCTCGCGGTGGTAAAGTTGGATTTTGCATCTGGACGAACGGACTCATGAGATTTATTAACACAACATTATTATGTGTAGTCTTGATTGGTTTTTTCCCCAAAGTGTTTGCCTCTACACCTGAGAAAATAGTCCAATGCGATGGTTATACAGTGGTTAAAAATGGAGATGTAGCTGGTGATCAGGTTAATTTTTCTGGTGTTTTTAATATTGGCCAAGAAGCTGTATTGATGGTGCAGGGAGATACGCTGAGGTTTGCGAAATCTTATAAGATTGATCCCGAGTTGACGCTACCAGAAAGAACTGGATATGGATCGAATAAGGGTAACTTGTTTCTGCATTTGAATACCGGAAAGCTTGAGATATTTAATAGCCGATTCGAAGAGTATCCAGTGGGTACTGTTATTGAACATACAATAGCCACATGCAAGCCCTATATTGTAAATAACGTATTCAAGTGATTGTATTACTGATTGATTTTAAACCCGCTACGGCGGGTTTTTTAATTCCCGGAGAAAAGCATGGCAGGCCAAACCCTTCGCAAGCTGATTGTCAGCGTCTCTGCGGAAACCGGCGCGTATCAGCGTGAAATGGCCCGTGCAGGGCGTATGGGCCAAAGCTATTTTCGGACAATCATCAGTGGAAACCGTCAAGCTGCTGATGGGTGGCGCTCACAACAGGCAGCGATTAACGCACAAAACTCTGCTGTTTCATCGCTAACTCAATCGGTAAGCGGATATGCAACTGTAATGGTGGGGGCGCTTGCAGTTGGCAACCTTATTCGTCAAGCAGATGCGTGGAACTCTATCAATGCACGCTTGAAGCTGGCAACGTCGAGCACAGCCGAGTTCAAAGAAACACAACAAGCCCTGTTTGATATTAGTCAGCGGACCACCACGTCTTTTGCGGATAACGCTAACCTTTACACTCGTTCTTCTCGCTCATTGAAGGAGTATGGGTTTTCCACGCAAGAATCCATAAAATTTACAGAAGCTTTGGCTACCAGCTTTCAGCTTTCTGGCTCAAGCGCTGAAGAAGTCACTTCTGTAACTACACAGCTCAGCCAGGCACTGGCTAAAGGCGTTTTGCGCGGACAAGACTTTAACAGTGTGAGTCAGAGTGGTGGTCGGGCGATGATGGCCCTTGCTGATGGTTTGGGTGTCACCACCGGCGCACTTAAAGATATGGCCGATAAAGGCCTTTTAACGACTGACAAGCTTGTTCCAGCTATCGTAGGGCAACTTGCTAAACTCCGCGAGGAGTACAGCAAAATGCCGCCTACTATAAGCGGTTCGATGCAAGTTATGGATAATGCTTTTCAGGCATGGGTGGGTGGTGCAGACGGTGCGACAGGGAGCACAGTGCTGTTTTCAAAAGCCATCGTGTTTATGGCTGACAATATTGGGTTGTTGGCTTTAACGGGGGCAGCCGCCGCAATTGGTGCACTTACAGGTAAATCGTTGTTAGCTGCGCGTGGTGCGCTGGCTCATGCTGCATCACTGATAAAAGTCAGATCTGAATCTATCGGTGTAGCTCGGGCAACCTATGTCGTTGCTGATTCGCAAGTCATCTATGCCAAGGCTCAACTGGCAGCAGCTCAAGCTACCGTGGCAGCAGCTACGGGGATGAAACGCTTGAGCCTTGTGCAGACCGAGTTAGTTCCCAAGCAAATAGCGGCGACCGCTGCAATTAATGCTCAAACAATTGCTCAGAGCAACCTCAATAAAGCGATGGCACTCACTTCTGGTGGTGCATTGCTGGGTGTATTGGGAGGTCCGGCAGGGCTGGCAATAACTGCGGCGACAATCGCGGCCAGTTTTTTGCTCTTTAGCGACAGTGCCGACAAAGCGGGCGATGCCGCTGTTGATCTGAAGCGTCCGATTGAAGAGCTGCGCAAGGAGTGGGAAGCCCTTGGCAACGCGCAGCGCCGTCCGATTCTAGACAAACTGATCCAGGAGCAGGCCGAAGCAAAGACGCGCGCTGCGGATATTCTCAGGGACATGCAGGCCATCGCCGAACAAAGAACAGGTCGCGGCCCGCAAAGATTTCAGGCCGGTCAGTTTCAGCGAACTGCCGCATCCGTGAATTTTCGGCGCGGGATACAGGGCGGGGTCGATATCGATTCGGCCACACAGAATCTCGTCCAGAACATTAAGCCTACCGCCGACCTGACCAGCCAGCTACAGGATCTGGCGAGTAAGTACCAAACTAACATCGACAAGGTTTACATCTTCGGCACACAGATTTCATCGATGACCTCGGTCATGAACAGCGCCCAAGGTGCTGCCGAAGCTCTTGGCTCTGGGTTGAATGCCATCAAGCCGCCTGATGCTTCAGTCATTGATGCGTGGACGAAGCGCATCGATGCGCTCAAGGAAAAAGCCGAAAAGCTCAAAGACCCCACCGAGCTGGGCGAAATCAACCGTTTGGGTACCAAGCAAGGGCTGGCACAAACCCCGGAAGGGTTGGCGTTACTGTCTCAGGCTCAAGCGGCAGCCAAAGCAGCAGATGCCAGCGAGCTGGCCAAAAAGTCCCAAGAGGACGCTGCTCGCAAGGCAAAACAAGCGGCAGATGACTCCGCCCGCCAAGCCAAGCAACTGGAAGACAACTACAGCCGAACCCTGCGCACGCTCAACGAACAGGCCGATGTTCATGCCACCAAAACCGAGCTTGCCAAGATCGAGTTTGAGACCACCAAAGGCACGCTGAGCAAGCTGGATGCAGCAAAAAAGGTTGATTTGCAGCGTGCTGCAATTGCTGTCGACAACCTCAACACTCAGAAGTCTTACAAAGACCTGATGAGTGATGTGCAGCGTCAGGAAGACAGCTTGCTCGCCACCACGCGCAAGCGTTTTGCTGAGTTGGCCAAGCTGAATGCGCAGGGTGGTTTGACCTCGGATCAGTACCGCGCTGGTGCCGATGCAATCTCCAAGGCCTCTGTGGGCAAGAACACTTCGCCTACTTTCACTGGCTTGGATTCGTCTATCGGCGGGCCGGGCGGCGAACTGATCAAGGTGGCTGAGGCTGACAAGGAGTTGGCCAAGTGGCACGAAAAGGAGTTGCAGCGGCAAAAAGACCTGCACGACCAGAAGTTGATCAGCGAACAGCAGTACCTGGATCGCAAGGTCGAGATTAACGCGGAAAACAACAAGAAGCTGGAGTCGATTCAGAACGCCTACAAACTTGGCTCCATTGCCGTTTTTGCCGATCTGACCAGCAACGCTGCGGACATGATGAAGCAGATGGCTGGTGAAGGTTCAACAGCCTACAAGGTGCTGTTTCTGGCCAGTAAGGCGGCGGCAATTGCTCAGGCGATGGTCAGTACCGAAGTGGCGGCGGCCAAAGCTTTGGAGCTTGGGCCAATTATGGGCATTCCAGCGGCCGGGCTGATTCGCGGCTTGGGTTACGCGTCGGTCGGCATGATTGCCGCCACGGCAATCACAGGTTTCTCAGAAGGTGGCTACACCGGCGCAGGTGGCAAGTACGAGCCTAAAGGCGTAGTTCACGGCGGCGAGGTAGTGATTCGCAAAGAGGTTGTCGACCAGCCCGGCATGAAGGATTACCTGATCGGGCTGAACAAAAGTGGCAAGCCTGGCTATTCCAGCGGCGGCTTTGTCGGAAACTCAAGCCTGTCCTCAAACCTCAGCTCAGCGCCTGCCGCAGCCAGCGATCTACAGATGCAGCCGAAGATCAGCATCACCATAAATGCCGATGGCACGGCGAGTACTGAGGCTTCGGCAGGCTATGAAGAACGCGCAATGATCATTGCAAGGGCAGTGCTTGCGGCAGATGGGCCGAACATGATCCGCAGCGGGATCATGCGTGAGAAAGGCCAAAACGGCCTGCTTGACCCCAACAACCGGAGAAATAGCTGATGGCAGAGGTATTCACCTGGTCGCCACGGGTCGGGTCGTCGGGTGATGACCAGACCGACACGCTGGAGTCGAAGTTTGGCAACGGCTACAGCCAGCGCCTATCGGTTGGCATCAATAACGTCGCCGGTTCATACCCGGTTTCGTTCACGGGAAACGCGACCTACATCAAACCCATCAGGGACTTTTTCAAGCGGCATAAGGGTGCCAACCACTTCCTGTGGACGCCGCCCCTCGAACAGCGGGGCGCGTTCATCACCGAGGGTGGCTGGCAGCTCCAGACCCTGGGGAACAACAAGTTCACCCTCAGCACGACTTTCAGGCAGGTATTCAACCCATGATCACCCTGGACAGCCAAAAGCTGGAACCGGGCGCACTGATCCAGCTAATCGAACTGGATGGCGAAGCGCGCGGCATGGGCATTCTGCGGTTTCACGCGCACCAGCAGTCGACGCCGATTATCTGGAAGGGTGAAGCCTACCTGCCCAGACCCTACGAAACGGGCGGCTTTGGGCGCAGCGTGGAAGGCAACTCGTCAACCCCGATGCTCAAGATCAGTAACATCGACGGCACGATCACCGCGCCGTGTCGCCAGTTTCAGGGCATGAGCGGGGTCAAGCTCACGGTGCGGCAGACCTACGCTAAGTACCTTGATGCGGCGAACTTTCCCGAGGGCAACCCGGGGGCCAGCAGCATGGAAAAGCTTGATATCTCCTACATCAATCAGGTGACCAGTTTGCTGCGCGAGGAGGTGGTGTTCTCGCTGGCACCGCCCACTGCCGTGAAAGGGCAGAAACTCCCCGGTGGCCTGATCATGAACCGCTGCGAGTGGTGCCTCTGGGGCGAGTATCGCGGGCCGGACTGCAATTACACCGGCATCAAGATGTTCGACCTCGACGGCAACCCGGTGGATGACCCTGCGCTTGATCGGTGCGGCGGTCGCCCGAGTGATTGCGAGATACGGCACGGGCGCGGCAATCCGCTGCCATTCGGCGGGGTGCCAGGCGCTTCGCTGATTGGATAGGTAACCCATGAACAAAACGATGCTCAAACAGATTCAAGACCACGCGGCCGCTGAGTTTCCCAAAGAAAGTTGCGGTGTGGTAATCCGTGAGGCGGGCCGTCTGAAGTACGTGCCGTGCCGTAACGACGCCAAAACCCCAAGCGAACACTTCATCATCAACCCGGCCGACAAATGCGATGCCGAAGATCGCGGTGAAGTGACGATGATCATTCACAGCCACCCGGACGTACCGCCGTTGCCGAGCATGACCGATCGGGTCAGTTGCGAGCTGCACGAAAAACCCTGGGGCATTATCAGTTGGCCGTCGGGCGAGTACTTCGAGTTCAAGCCCTGCGGCTATCAGGCACCGCTGATTGGGCGCGAATTTGGCCACGGCCTGCTCGACTGCTACGCCCTGTGCCGGGACTATTACGAGCGCGAGCACGGCATTGAACTGCCGAACTATCCGCGCCGGGACGGTTGGTGGAATGACGGCGAAAGCCTCTACGAAAAGTACTACGAAGACGCCGGGTTTTACCCTGTGTCCGTACCGCGCAAGGGCGATATGATCGTTATGCAGATCAACGCTGACGCCCCCAACCACGCAGGCATTTACCTCGATGACGGCCTGCTGACCAGCGAGCCGGATGTTCACCCGGCCCCCGGCACCTTCCTGCATCACCGCTACAACAAAAAATCCACCCGCGATGTATACGGCGGCATGTGGGCCGACTACACCGTGCTGATTCTTCGCCACCAACGCATGCCGGAGGTTGCCTGATGGCCATGAAAACCATGATCCGCCCGCAACCGCTGGTGGTGCTGGTGATGTTGTATGGCGTGCTGGGTGCCCGGTTCGGGCGCGTGCATCACCTGGCCGTTGCCTCTGGCGCCGAGGCGATCCACGCCCTGTGCGTGAAAATCCCGGGCTTTAAGCGGTTCTTGCGGTTTTCCGAAGAGCGCGGCTTGAATTACGCCATTTTTCGCGGCATGAAAAACCTCAGCGAAAGCGAAATTGGAATGCGTCAGGACACGGTCGAACCCATCCGCATTGCGCCCATAGTGATCGGCAGCAAGGGTGGCGGCCTGTTCGCCACGATTGCAGGCCTCGCGCTGGTGGTCATTGGCGCCGTCACCCAGCAGTACTACCTGGCCGCGGCCGGTGTGGGCCTGATGATCGGCGGTATCGCCATGAGTATGTCGCCATCCCCGGCGGGTATTTTGGACAAGGAGGGCGACGGCAACCGGCCTTCTTATGCGTTCGGCGGCGCTGTCACCACCATGGCTCAAGGCCGATGCAAACCACTGCTTTACGGCGAGCGCGACATTGGCGGCGCCCTCATCTCGGCTGGCGTCTTCTCGGAAGATCAGCAGTAAGGAAAAACTATGGCCAAGTCTGCAACAGCGCCCGCTGCAAAGCGTCGGCGCCGGATTCCTGCTGCCCACGTTACGGGCGCGAAGGGTGGAGAATCCAAGCCCTACACCCCGTACAAGGCGCCCGATAGTGCGCTCTCGGTCGCCACGGTAAAGATGTTGTACGCTCTGAGCGAAGGGCCAATTGTCGGGCCGGTGGATGGCAAAAGGTCAATCAAGCTCAACGGCACGCCTTTGGTTTCGCCGGATGGCAGTGAAAACTTCCCCGGCACCGTGTGGGACTTTCGCGCAGGCACCGTGGATCAGGAACACATTGCAGGCTTCCCGTCCATCGAGAACGAAGCCTCTCAAGGTCTCCCGGTCGAATTGAAGTCAGACAACGCCTGGACGCGCGCCATTACCGACCAGCAGCTGTCGGCCGTGCGTATTCGCCTCTCATGGCCGCAGATTTGGGAGGTAAAAACCAACGGCGATCAGGTCGGCTATCGCATTGATTACGCCATTGACCTCTCTGTCGACGGCGGCAGCTATCAGACCGTGCTCTCAGCCACGCTAAACGATAAAGGCACCACTGAATACGAGCGCACGCATCGCATCGACCTGCCGGAAGGGTTCAACAGCGCGCTGGTGCGCGTGCGCAGGCTTACCCCCAATCGTAATGATTCGAATTGGGCGGACCTGATGCGAATTAAAGGCTTCACCGAAGTCATCGACAAAAAGCTGCGCTACCCGAACTTGGCATTGGGCGGTTTGCAATTTGATGCCAAGCAGTTCCAGGACACGCCGAAGTTCAGCGCCCTGATGCGCGGCCGCATCGTACAGGTGCCCACCAACTATGACCCGACAACCCGCACCTACACCGGCGACTGGAACGGCACGTTCAAGCTGGCCTACACCAACAACCCGGTGTGGGTCTGGCGTGACCTGCTTTTGCATCGCCGCTACGGGCTGGGGCGGCGCATCACCGCCGACATGGTCGATCACTGGACGTTGTACGAAATTGGCCGTTACTGCGATGTGATGGTGCCCGATGGCAAAGGCGGCTTACAGCCGCGCATGACCACCAACGTCTACATTCAGGACTCCATCGAGGGCTACGCACTGCTGTCTGACCTGGCCAGTGTGTTCCGGGGCAGCAGTTGCTGGAATGGCTCGCAAGTCACGATGGTGGCGGACATACCGGGCAACGAAGACGGCTACGTGTTCACCCGCTCCAACATCATTGGTGAATTTGAATACGTTGCAGCTGCACTGCCGGACCGTCACACACGCGCCAAGGTGGCTTGGGACAACCCGGAAAACGAGTTCAAAACGCAACCTGCACCGGTGACCAACGACGACTTAATCGGTGCACTTGGCCACCGCATGCTCGACATCTCGCGCTTTGGCTGCACGGTCGAGGGCGAAGCCATTCGCCACGGCATTTGGGCACTGAAATCTGAACAGTACGAAGAGTGGTCTGTCACGTTCACCACCGGTATGGAAGGCCGCAACATCGAGCCTGGCCAGATCATTTGCGTGGCGGATGAGATGTTCTCCGGGCGCCCAAACGGTGGGCGCATCAGCGCCGCGACCAAGCGGGTTATCACCTTGGACATCGATGCCGAAGTGCACCAAGAGGATCGACTGATTATCAACTTGCCCAGCGGTAAATCCGAGGGGCGGATCGTTAAATCGGTTTCAGGTCGCTTGGTCACCGTCATGGCGGATTATTCCGAGCAGCCAGAACCTGAGTGCAGTTGGTCCGTGGAAAGCGCTGACCTGGCTGTGATGCGTTTTCGGGTGCAGACCATCGAGCCGCAAGGGTTGCACCAGTTCAAGATCGCCGCGACCCAGCATGAGCCGCTGAAATACCCGGCCATTGACACAGGCGCCCGGATTGATCCGCAGCCGACTAGCATCATTCCCCCCGGCGTGATGGCGCCACCCAAGGGCATTACGCTGGAGTCTCGCAGCGTGGTGTCGCAAGGGATCGCCGTCACCAGCATGCGCATCACCTGGGAGTCCGTGCCGGGTGCCATTGCTTACAACGTCGAATGGCGCAAAGACAGCGGCAACTGGGTACGTCTGCCGCGCACTGGCAGTCTGGGCGCTGAGGTCGAAGGCATCTACAGCGGGCGCTACCTTGCGCGCGTCAGCTCAGTAAACGCCATGGACGTGGCCTCGATTTGGGGGGTAAGCCCGGAGGTGGTGCTCAACGGTAAAGTTGGACTACCACCGGCCGTCACGCACCTGACCACTGAAAGCTTGGTCTACGGCATCCGCCTCAACTGGGGTTTTCCACCGGGTGCAGAAGACACCCAGCGCACCGAGATTTGGCAGAACACGGCCAATGATCGGGAGTCTGCGACCAAGCTCGGCGATTACGCTTACCCGCAAGCGCGGCATGAGCTGCAAAACATCGTGCCCGGTACCAGCGTGTTTTTCTGGGCGCGGCTGGTGGATCGCACGGGCAATGTCGGGCCGTGGTTCCCGGAGAAGTACGGGGTTAATGGCCAGCCAAGTTCGGACCAAACGGAATACGAGAAGTACTTCGCGGGGCAAATCGGCACGGGCGCGCTTTACCCCGAGTTGAGAAAGGACATTGAACTCATCACCGGTGATGGCCCGGGTTCGGTCAAGGAGCTGGCAGGGCAGGTCAAGGAATTGGGTGACAAGGTCGAAGGCCTGGTCGACACCTTCATTTACGATCCAAAGCAGACCTACAAGGTCGGCGAAAACACCCGCGAAGGACGGCACATCTATCAAGCGCTTCAAGACGTGCCGCTCGATACACCGCCGCCCAACCCGGTCTATTGGAGGGACATCGGCGAGATCCTCGAAACCGCCAATGGCCTGGCCTTTCAGGTCAACCAGAACACCACCCACATCGATGATCTCGACGGCAAGGTCACGGCGTCAGCGTCATCGCTGGAAGCCTTGCGGGCAGCCGCGCGCGCCGACACAGGCGAGGGCGAGTTGGCCGACGCCCTCAAGA